AGGACGCGAAGATTGTCGTCAGTAAACGCTTCATCGACGTCCCAGCCTGCCACGATGGCTTTGAGCTGCTGCACTTGGAGATCAATCAGAAGAGCTGTGAATTGCTTCAGTCCCACTTCCTCAGTTTTGAGCCCAAGCGCTTTGTATTTCTCGTCCCATTCTGCATGGAGCTCCGCAAGCTCCGTTCGATTGCGATACTTGAACTCGAACTCCACCTTCACTGGCTCGCCGCCGACCGTAGGCAACATGACATCTGCTTTGAAAGTGGGGTTCTGGGTAAGCGTGAACTTGGCCATGTTTGCCCCTTACGATAGGTAGCGAGTAGGAGCGGCCTGCAGGGCCAGGGAGACGGTGCGAGTCAGCAAGTTGTTGCGAGATACCGCAGGCTGGAGCGAGAACGAGGTGTAGGCGCCGTAATACAACTTGTCGGTACCTGGCAGATTCAGGCGAGCGGCTTGCATCGACTTCGCGGAATCGGCGGCCGTAACGACGGCGACATAGGGCAGAGACGGGTCATCGGCGACAGTCAGCACCATGCTGGCGGCGGATTTGTCGGTCGGCAGCTGGCGGCCTTGCTGGTCTTCAAGGAAGACGATGTCGGCGTAATTTTGATCTCCGCCGGAGAAGGCAACATCGGTGATCTGAGGGATTTGAGCCCAGGTCAGTACCTTCGTCAGCGTGCCCGCGCCGGAGCCGGCAGGGAAGATCTGGGTGCTGGTGGTGTCGATCGCTTCCAGGGTGATCGCGGTCGCGGCCCCTGCCTTGACGCGGACCACTTTGCCGTTGAGGGGCGTCCAACCAGAAACGATTTGCACGATATCACCGGCAACCAAGGTGGCGCCTACAGTGGTGCAAATGGCTTCGGAAGCGTTGGAGATGGCGGAGAACGAGAGCGGAGCGGCGTAGGTAGCGGCATGCTCGAACGTCGCGCCATTCGGGAGTTTGTAGCCCATTGTTTTTTCCTCTTTGCAGAAATGACAAAACCCGCTCAATGGCGGGTTCTGGGTTTGCCCAACGGGCTAATTCAGTTGGTGTCGGCTCGGTACAAGAACGAAACCGGCACCGTATAGGTGGTGTCGTCTGGAATGCCGGGGCCGGGATCGACCGGCGTCATCGTCACGACGGTCAGTACGCCCTTCGTGTTCTGCTCGTACAGCGGGAACAACACGGCGATCTGATCAGCCAGTGCGCCGGCTGCACCGCGGTACTTGCCCGACGGCGTCACGATGCTGACCTGGAACACGCCGGTGTAAAGCTTGTGGTCACCGCCGAGTGTGTTGCTCGCGGTGTCCGCTGGCAGCGTGAACGCCTTGAGGTATGTCTCGCCGTCTACGGGCTTGTAAACCTCGTTCTCGACGACAACTTTCAGCGGTACCGGCAGAGCTTTCGCCCAAGCGATCAGCTTTGTCTCGTAGATTGAGGCGATTACGTTGTGGCTCATACCTGGTTGTTCCTGATGGCTTCATCGACGATCTGCTGAAACCTTGCAAGCGTCACTCGGATCATTCCGGATGGCGCTTGTTTGCTATGCCCATATTCCAAGGCGATACCGTACGGCAGGTTATTCACGATGTAGGCCGTCTCACCGATGCTCAATTGCTCGACCTGAAGCTTCAACTTGGCGAGCGTGACATTGCCAGCTGGGTCGATCTGATCAATAACGCCATCAACTGGTGATCCGATAGAAAACTGCCAGTTCCCGCGAAAGCGCCCGCCCACGTAGTCCTTGCCGGCGACCAGTCCGTTCACGTTGAAGTTCTGGTCGCGCTCAGTCTTGGTCAGGGGCTTGGCGTATTTCACGCCGCGCTTTAGCTTGCCAGCCTTCGTGAAGTTGCTTTCGGTCAGGTTGATGACCGTATTGCGCACGGCCACCTTGAAGTCATACGCGTCAGCCGCCTCGGTGTTGGCTTGTCGATGTGCGACGTTGGCTGCCCAGATCTCGGGATTGCCCACCGGCGACATGCGAATGACGCTGCTGCCGATCTCAATCACGATCTCTCGGAACGTAGCGTCGATCCCAGCCTTGGCCTGCTCAGCAAACTGGCGGATGTTCTCGGCGAAGCTGCCATTGAGGCCCGAGTACTTGCTCACGATCGAACCTGCAATTCGTACAGGATCGGCGTGCCGGCTGGGTTGATCTCTTTCAGTGGCGGGACGATTGACCAGGTGCGCCCTTGGACGATGACCTTGTTCAGCAGGTCAGGCGCCCACGCCAAACCCTGCGCCGCGATCTTGAGTTTCTTGTCGCCCTGCTTGATGAGGCTGTTGTTCTGGAATTCTTGGCCGGTGAAATCAAGCAGGATGCCTTGGGCGGTCTGCTCGGTGATGGTGTCAGGCGGCGCGCTACCGGCGTCGGGGTCGTACTCGCCGACGGTGACTGCTCGAATGGTCACAGGCTGGCCGAACTCTGTGATCATATCCAGAGCCATCACGGCCATTTCGTCGTAGAAGGTGGCCATGATTGCTCCAGCTCAGGTATCGGTTTATGACGCTGCTTCGAGATCCACTCCTGAGCGCAGGTATGCGATTCCCAGTGCGGGAATGAGCACACCTGAAAACAGAGTCAGCAGATCAATTTGCCGATCATCATGAAAGAAGTACAAAAGAAAAATCGATGTGATCGCAATGACTGCGATCAGTGATTGAGAAAGGAGTGGCCCAAGCGTTCGTCGTACAGCTTTTAGAGCTCGCTGCCTGCCGAATGCGCACAGGATCCACAAATAGAACCACTCAAAAATGGCAACCATAAAAATTGCCAAAGCCAATAACGTCGCAATAATCCCTGAATCAATCATGTCGAGGTCTTCCTTTGCTCATCTGGTGCATTATTTTTTTGGCTAGGATAATTGCACTACGCGCGGACAGCAAACAACCCGCGCTTGAGTAGATAGTCAGCAAACTGCGTAGCACTCGGCCGGTCCGGCGCCGCCGGCAACAGTCGGCCGCTGGTGTTCGAGATCGTCGCGTACTCGCGGGTTACCGCGCCTTCGACACGCTCCAGGGTGATTGCGCCCTTTCGCTTGTCGATCGGGTCGATGTCGTCGGTGTGGATCTCGGCGGCCAAGGCCATCTGGCCGTACTGGATGCGCGCGGGCAGGTAGTTGTCGGGTTTGATCTGACAGTCCAGTTCAACCCCGCGGCGCGGCCAGGCCAGAGCCTGATCGCTATCCGTCTTGCACCCCTTCCAGGTCTTGCCATCCATCGCCAAGGCGGCCCGGCGAAGCAGTGCTTCTTGCGCAGGCTCGTCCGCAGGGATGGTCACACCAAACTTGCCGGCGTACATGACCAGGTCCGCGGCGCTCGCGTAGCTTTCGGCGTCTGGCTTGCCGGTGCCGTCCTCGATGATGAGCATGGGTCAGTCCTTGAGTTTGTTCAGGTCAGCGCCCACCTTCGCAGGTGCAGTGCGGTACTCAGCCTTCAGCGTAGCCTTCGGCGGCTTCTCGACTTCGCCGCCACGGTCTTCCGTGACATTGGCATCGATGATGATCAGGCCTTCCTTTTTGGCGATTGCCTTCACGTCATCTTCGTAGCGGTGGAACGGGCCCGGCAGATACCAGATGTTATCAGTCATCACTGTCACTCCGCTGCGCCAGGGCATTATGCCCCGACACAGTCATCAGATGGTTACTTGGAGGCGTCGCCGATCAGAGCGACACCGGCGGTGTCCTTGATGCTGGCTGCGGTTTTGTCCCAGTTGGTGCCGGTGGCGAGCGCGGCGCTCGATGGAGACTTGCCGCCGTTCGCGACATCCCAGGTGTAGCCCTTGATGCCGAGGCCAAAGGTGTAGTCCACCTGGATGGTCGTGGTGATGCGCTCGTTGCCGTTGTTGGTCTGCACGTTCGAGATGATGTCTCGGTTGTCGTGCACAAGCGCGGCACCAGCCGCCAGACCAAGGATGATCTCTTTGTTCGGCGTGCCGGCTTGAGCGAGAGCCGGCGCATCGGTGACGATCGAGGTCTTGCCGAGGATGTCGACGACGCGAACGTTGCCGGCCTGGAACAGGTTGTTCGGGTTGGCGAGACCCTGGCCGACCAGTTTGTGCCAGGTGGTGCCCTGCATGACTTGAGCAACCAGGTTCTGACTGGCGTCGCCGAACTTCGCATGCGCGCTGTTCAGACCAGACTGGGAGATACCAAGAGTGGCAGACACGTCGTTTACGGCAGCTGCTTGCGCAGTGATGGCCGCCACTAGTGCAGCGATCGCGGTGCTCAGCTGATCCTTCAGCAGCACTTCAGCGAACGCGCGGCTAGCGACTTCAACGCCTTGAGCGGTTGGACGCTGCAACCAAGTCATTTGCGACGGCTCGTAGCGAATCGGGCCGAAGCCACCCGCCACTTTCACGGTGGTGTCTTGCAGTTCGGTCAGGTCGACCGGAGTCACCGCAGCGTTGGCGCCGTAGCGGTTCACGCGACGCTGAGCTGCACCGAGGTTCTGGAAGAACGACTCCTGCAGGAAATCACCGGTGAAGCCGTTCGGCGACAGCACAATCGCGCCGTTGCTGGCTGCGTTGAACGCCTCCAGCATTTGGTCCAGCGTCTCGAGAGTCGCCGGCATGATGTAATCGTTGAAAACCTGCATTTGAGACAGGGACATGGGTCAAATCCTTAATTTAGGGGGAGATCAGAGAACCGGGACGCGATTGCCGCCGTGCGCTCCGCTTTGGTACCGCCGATGTTTCCTTTCGCGGCCCCGCCGCCACCTCCAGCACCGCCGGCCCCGCCGCCAGATGCCTTACTACCCGCGATCAACGGCGCGAACGCCGTGTCGTTTGCGAATTCTGCTTTCAGCTCATCAAGCGTTGCCGCCGAGAGCTTGCCCTGCTGATCGAGAACGACCACAACAGGCTTCCCGTCACGCTGCTCGACGCTCAACCGGCGCTCGATGTGCGGCAACAGGGCTTTGGCGCTACCCGGGATTGCCAGGGCAGACGCGATATCAGTAGCGGTACGGCCGACAGTCAGATCCCGGATCTGCGCACTCAGCGTTCCACGCTCTTGTTCCAGCGTGCCGTTCAGCTCAGCTTCGCGGCGGTTGTACTTCTCGGACCAGGAGCGTTCGAGCTCTTCGACGTTGCCGGACTTGCGGGCAGCTTCTTCGCGCTCCAGTCGAGCCTGATCTTCGGCATCCTTGCGGGCCTTCTCAGCGGCTTTCTTTTCGCCGAGCAGTTCTTCAACCTTCGACTTCAGGCCCGAAACGTCTTCGGGTTGCGGCAGACCTTCAATGCCGAGCACGAACTTGCCGTCCTTCTCGGTGTAAAGAGCGCGCACGGTGTCATCCACCCCTTCCAGAGTGTCCAGCTGATATTTCAAACCCATTTTCTTGTCTCCCAGAGACGTTGGTGCAGGCCCTGCCTGCTATTTGATGCCCGCCCGCTCGAACGCCAAAGGCTCAAGAGCCTTCATCTGCACAAGGGTCAGAGGTGAAAAGTTGCGATCAAGCTGCAGCTCGGAGAACCGTTCGATGCTCAGGCCGCCTTCGCGGAAGAGCTTGGCGCGGACCGGGCCGATGGCCTTGTCCTGGAACGCTGCCGGCTGCTGCTTGAGCCATTCGTAATACGACTGGTCTGCCCTGACCTGCTGCGGCCCGCTATCGCCAATGGATGCGCGGGTCGCGCCCTCGGAAAACAAGGCGCTAAAGCGAGTGATGGCAACAATTGTGGATCTGCACTGAATGTGCAAAGGAGGCCGCGGCCCTTCAGTCAGCTTGAAGCGCTGCTTGTCGAGGGAGCGGCATTGGCTGGTCGTCTTCGTATCCAGCGTGCTGACCCACTCCACCGCCTGCACGACGTCGGCGTTCTCTTT